AAACATCACAACAAAGGATTTCCTTAGAGACCTGCTTTCCAAACTGCTTCACAAGACAATGCCACTTTATGATGTCAGAGGAACTAAAAACGAGATTTACAATCAGATTTTAGACTTCCTGCAAAGCGAACAAGACACGGTTATTTTCGTAGATGAGCTTGACTACGCCTTTTCAAATGAGCAGATACTGGCGACACTTAGAGACCTTGCAGACCAATCACTTGCGACATTCGTGCTTATCGGGATGGAGAGTTGCAAGGATAAACTACTGAGACTAAATAACTTATTCTTTGATCGCACAAATGCCCATTTCGAGTTTAAAAACCTCAGTTTATCAGACTCTGAAAAAGTTCTCAGAGGAATTTGCGAGGTCTGTGTCTGTATGGAAATCATCAAATTCATTCACAACCGAAGCAATGGCACAATGCGTATCATCAATAAATACGTGGATGCGATAGAAAAAATTGCGAAGCGGATGAAACGAGACACGCTATCTTATGAGGAAATCAAAGACATTATAGTTCGGGTGGAAGTAAAATGAGCGGGCTGAAAATAATGAAAGAGCATATCTACTACAACCAAAAACCGTTCACCTCAGCTCAAATAGTGGATGCTACGGGCATTTGTTATGAGACGGTTAAAAAGCACCTTCAGATTTTGATAGCTGAAGCTTATGTCAAGAAAATCGGGACAGACAAAGGGAAAAATGTTTATATCTACAATAAAAACAAGGATGCACCAAAGCAATATAGAGTAGCTCAAAAGCATTATACCATCGAGTCTGTCCAAGAGGCATATCGTAGGCAGATAAAAAAACGCAGAGAATGGTTCGATGACCTCTTGTAAAGTAACTTTCTAATCTCAAAGATAATGAGGGAAAATGTCTGAAATAGGCATCACACCCTCTTTCTCAAAAAACGAAAGGGAGTGGCAGAGACTCTTTTTCCTTTTTTCTAATATGAAAATTCTTCAGGTGTCTGGAAGCGGTTTTGAATGGCATGGCAAAATAATTAATCTTTTTTTGCTCCGTGTAACTGAAACTGCCCAAAAGTCACCCATAATATAAATAGATAGTAAAAAAATAATTAAGATAAACGGAGGAATATCATGAGAGACCAGATTAAGCAAATGAAAGATTTCCACAAGGAAATCCTGAGTATCCAAAACAAATTAGAGAACAAAGATTGGGCATTAGACGATTTGACGAGTATGGAAGACCCTCATTTTGAGGAGATTGAGACAATAGGCACAAAACTTCGCAGTGCCTTTGACAGCGTATGGGATGCATGCGATTCCCTTGAACAGCTGACAGAAAAAATGAGCGAGGAATTAACTTATGAGATGGCAATGTGCGACCTTCGTGCCAGACAAGGAGGTCGCAGATGAGTAATGTAAATTTAAATATAAATCCAAAGGAGAAGCAGATGCGACAAAGTAGAAGTAAAGCAAATGAGACCAAACCGCTGTTTTTGGTCGATGAGGAAGGGTTAGAATGCCCTGTTAAGTATATTGACAAGAAGGTGTTGGCTCGTCATAATGTAGTAGAGAAAATCATCAAGAAAGTAGAGAAAGCACAAAACGAGTTAAAATCATTGAAGCAAAGCCTTTTTAAAGAAGTCAAAGGTTATCTTGATATGATAGCTGATGAGTATGGTGAGGACTGGAAAGGTAATGCTCGCCTGATGAACTTTGACAAAACAAAAGAGGTGGAGATGTCAATTTGTAGGAACATCATGTTCGATGAGAGGCTCAACATCGCCAAAGCCAAGATTGATGACTGCTTGAAGAGATGGAGTGGTTCGGCAACTGACGAGCTAAGAATGATTGTCCTCAGAGCGTTCAATGTCGACAAGAAAGGTAATGTCGATGTTAGACAGATACTGGGACTCAAACAATTCAGATTTGAAGACCCGGTGTGGCAAGAGGCAATGGCTATCATCGATGAGAGTATAACAACGACCTACAGCAAGGAATATCTGGTGTTTAGCACGAGAGATAATCCGAGAGGTCAGTTCAAGACCATCTCACTGAACTTCAGTAATATCGAGGTGAACCAATGATGAAAGAATTTTATCGACCAGACGAGATTGCTCAGATACTAAAAATCTCAAAGGCAAAGGTTTATGAGTTGATAAATGACATTAATAACCCACTGCCAAGCAAGCTAATTGGTGGGCAACTTCGGATACCCGAAAACGAATTTAAGAAATATCTGAAAAAATGCGACAACAAAACCTATCTGTAAAATATAAAACTCGCATTCTGTCTAATAAAGCGTGGCTTCGGTCACGCTTTTTTTATTGAAAAAAGTGTCCAGATTGTGCGGAAGTGTTCCGTTCTGTATTTGACTAATGTCTCAAATCCTGTATAATGTCAAAAATTTTTAAGGAGGCATTATGTCTGAAACCCAAGATAAAAAATTGCGAAGGATTATCTGTGAGCAACTTTATGTAGACCTTGATGTAAGCGTTGAAGAATGTGCCAAGTCTATCGGTGTGAGCGATAAGACGGTTTATAGATGGATACAAGCGGGCAACTGGAATGAGAAAAAGACAGAGTCGCAGACACTGGAAAGGCTCATAGACATCAATCTAAAACGAGCTTTGTATAAAGGACTCAAAGGATTTGCAACCGATCCAACTAATAAAGACCTGCAGAGTTTAGTAAGTCTCTTAAAACAATTCAAAGAGCAGAACAAACCTTCACTTGTTTACAAAGACAATGTTATTAAATTCCTCGACCACACCGTAGATTATTTTCTGGAAAAGAGCATGAACGAGACAGCAAGCTCATTTCAAAGATGTCTTGTGGATTTGGCTGAGTATCTGATTCGTAGGCAATGACGATGAAAAGTCTTAATAAACTTGACCACAGAAAGATAGATGATATCGCCACAAGGATAATCTCGTGCCTGCCATTTGCTGATGACACACCTGAACTACAAACCAAGAGAATAAAAAAATGTCAAGCTGATGGGTGGAATGCCTTTAACTTCTTTGCCAAGACCTATTTTCCACATATAGTCAATTTGGAGTTCGCTTCCGTTCATAAGTTTATGTTCAATGTGGTTGAGAAGTCAAATGGAGTAACAGCTATCACTGGTTTTCGGGGGCTTGGCAAATCGGCGATGTTTGGCTATATCTATCCTGTCTGGAAGATAATCAAAGGTGAGCAGTATGTCCTTTACGGAGCAGCTAATATCGAGCAGTCAAATGAAAAGGTTGATTTTGTGGTTTATGAGTTTGAAAATAACAAGAGACTGCTAAATGACTTTCCCATTTTGAACATAAAAAACACAGATGACAATGTATTCTTCCTTGCCAACAATACCAAAATCAGAGCTGTCAGTATCAAGCAGACCATCAGAGGCACAATCAATTCCAGAGTAGGCAAGCGACCCGGTCTCATCATTTTGGACGACATAGACGAAGAAACTAATGTCGGCAATCTCAATATCGGTAAGCGGAAGATGGAGAAAATCATTCAAGAGATACGAGGCTCTTTGGACCCATTGAGTAAAGGTCGTGTCCTCTGGCTTGGAAATTTAACTCATCCAAACTTCGCTATCTGCCAGTTTAAGAAACAAATCATTGAGGAAATCAAGTCTGAAAATGCCTCTCTAAATGAGGATGTCTTATGCCTGTATGGTGAGGAAAAAAGACTAATCCAAATCCCACTGGAAAAGAATAACAAGAGCCTCTGGGAAGAGCAGTATCCGACAGAGAGTTTGCCTGCTCTGAAGAAAGAACTTGGTATGGTCGGTTACCAAAGAGAGATGATGGGTAAGTCTCTCATAGACGGTCTCATTTTCAAGGCAAGCTGGTTCATCGGTGGCAAGATACCACCTGACAAAGATTTTAGAGAGGTGTGGCTTTACATCGACCCTGCGTGGGGGCAGAAGGGTTGTTATAAGTCTATCTTTGCAGTTGGTTTCAATGGTTATCAGTATTTTGTAATCAAGGCATGGTGCAGGCAGTGTGAGAACTCCAAAATGTTTGAGTATCTCTATAATACTTTTACAGAGCTAAAAAGTAGGTTTGGTGTGCGTGTCAGGTTTTCTTATGAAGCCAATTTCGGACAGCAAAGGCTCATGACAGACTTCGACAATTGGTGCATCCAAGCAGGTTATCAAACCATCAGTCATTTTTTCAAACAAATCAATAACAAAGAAAACAAGAACCTCCGCATTGAAGCCCTTGAACCAATAATTGAGTCAGGCAAGATAGTTTTCCCAGACGGACAGGATATGCCCATTATCATCGGTCAATTCACCTCATATCCGACAGGTTACATCGATGCTCCAGACGCTCTGGCAGGTTGCATGGAACGATTTCAAGGTTACAACAAACGAAATATAGTCAGAATAAGGAGTGGCTACTATGTCTAATATTGAACGATACTTCGATAAACTGCTCGATGAATACTATTCAGTTCTCATAAACACATGGGACAATGATGTCAAAACAGCCTACAGGACTGCTATTAAAACACTTGTAGATTTACCCAAACACCAGCAGAAAGACGAGAAGTTTTTAAAGGACTTAGAGATTGTAATTCGTCAACAACTTGGAGAGGACTTTGCTCACAAGCTTGATGAGAAGGTAAAGACATTCTCTGAGATTACTTACAGATTATCAGCACAAGAAAATCAGTTTAAGAATATCAAATTCTCTTTTACTCCCACAGATTACAAGAACATCGAAATGATAAAGAAACAGCAGGTCTTTTGGCTCAAAGAGCATTATAGCGGAAAAGTATCAGACAAGCTCTCTGAAATCCTAACCCAATCCGTAGAGAATAAATGGAGCAAGGTTGAACTCTCAAATGAGCTTAAAACCCATTTTTCAGGTCTTATCAAAAGCGGAGAGTCCTATTTTGAAGGTCTGGCAGAGCATACATCTCTGAGAGTTAGGGAGTTTGCAAGGCTCACAAATTACCAAAAATGCGGTGCGACTCATTATCAGATTGTAGCGGTGATGGACGAGAGGACAAGTGACATCTGCCGGGCTCTGAATGGAAAGATTTTTCCACTACAGCCAGCACTGGATTGCATGAACGAAATGTTTGATACATCAGAATATAAGAATGCAGAGGAAGCCAAAGCACGCCTAAAAAAACTGGCTCCATTTATAAAAGATGAACAAATCGAATATAACAGCGAAAATATACCCGTTGGAATAAGTGGTCAACACACCCCTTTTCCGCCATTTCACTGGCGTT